TGTGACGTTTCTTACTGGGTCCTGTGATGGGCCGTTTCCGTAGATAGTGTAATACCCAGATTGCCACAAACCGAAACTACCGAAGAAAGTTGCCCACCCGTAAACAATAGTGGTGACTAAAGATCCCGACGATGTGTCTACATGACGGATTGTGTTCCAGGGCTTACCGTCCACCCAGTTATCCGTCCAGTAATCCAGTTCGAGATACTCGGTTGACGATAAATAAAGTCGGTACCACTCAGCATCTCCTATCGTGTTATAGTAATTGTAGACCCCGTTCGCCAAAGTGTAGATAGCTCCACCAGCTCCTGTAACGGTTACAGTCTTGGCTGTGACGGCATCGGTGAAACCTGCTCCCGCTCCGGTAATTAAACCTGGATCGGCCGGAACCCCGTAAGCAGGGGGTTCAAGGATTCGGATCGTCTCATCGGAGAACTCTAGCAAAACCCCTTGGCCCAAAATAGGATCCAAGGGTATCAGTCGAGTTTCGCCAATTCGCGTATTAGCCGTAAAAAGCCGCTCCGTACCAGGGCGATTCATAATCGGCCCTTCCACGCGAGGAATCATGTTGGAGGCTTCTTCCACACTTGCCGAATAAATCGGATCGTCGGTGCGGCCGTGCTTTAGTGGAGAGAGCTCCCCTCCAGAAAAATCGAATTGTGTTAGCGATGTCTTCCTAGCCATTACTGCATTGAGGGGTAAGGTTCTCCCGTAGTTCCAGAAAGAAGTCTTTCTGAGAGCCAGTCGGTGGCATTAAGTCTTCGGGAAGAATCTTGCTGAGCATCGAAGCTCTTAGCCAAACGCCATGCGGTAAAGTAATCAGCCTGGAGACGGTCTACTTCATCAGCCGCTCCAAGGAAACGAGCTGTCTTGCTCGCAAGGTAAAGCGAGATCGAGTCAGATAAAGAGGGATCCATAGACGCCTCGTCGAGATCCTTTGTGTATGCCACGTAAATCGTTTCAACATGGGCGACGATAATACCACTCTTGTAATCCGACTGCTCAAGCTGCCCATTTATATCCAGCACCATCTTGAGGCGTAGCATATCAGTCGGAGGCGTAAAGTTGCGAACGTAGCCGTAAACGGGTGCTTCGTAGTAAATATTGGGAGATCCTACAGTCTTCAGGTAAAGGTTCGCCGTGGTACCCAAGTAAGAAGTAGCTCCCCCTATCGTAATGCCGTACTTCGTATCGGCCGCTGTTTCGGTAATCGTATCAGCGTCGATTTTGACTGCTGTCTCCGCATCCTTCCAGTGATAACTCCGAAGAACGTGACGCTTGCAAGCTTCGTACCTTGCCGAGACAACCTTCGCCCCTTTCGTCAACCTTTCGTCGTACTCATCTTGAGTGACGGGGGACTCCCCCACCTCGATAAGAGCGTTGTTTGCGATTTCGAGTATAGATGCCATGATAAAAAAAGACCTTCAGCCCCTTGATGGAGCTGAAGGTCGGTAAAAGCAAGACGTAAACCGATTACGTATTGTCGACGTAGTAGATACTACCCTTCAGGATCTTGGTATCAGCCAAGGTGCCTGAAGCTGGCTTCCAGATAATATACTCTGGTTCCGTTGCTGCTACTGCGAGATTCGTTGCATTCGGTGCGCTTTGGACAACACCACTGGTGGCGATGACTCCAGAGAGAATGTTCGTTACCGTGTCAACTGGAAGCGACACTGGTGTCGTACCGATGTTGACCGTAGTAACGGTCGAATCTGTTAGTAGATCCATACGTAAAATCGTAATGGGTTTGTCTACCTGTGCCAAGATGATCGGTAGCGATGAGGTCACTGCCCCATCTGCTACGTGGTTCACCTCGATTCTGCGAACACGGGCTCCTTTCTCATTCGGGTCCATGAACTTGTCATCGGTAGATACCGAGACTCGTGCAAGGGCCGAAGTTTTAAGAGCGGTGCTAAATACAATTGCTGCCATAATAAATGTCTCCTTTGGTTAAGATTAGCTGTCAAGACAGTTGATGCGGCAAGTACATTCACCCCACATACGGACTGCGTCCATACCTAGGAAGAGGTACATGTAAGGAATATTCCGTTTCGCGGTGTCGCGCCACATATCGAAGGTCAGGTTCTTGGAATAACCAACAACCATAGAATTCTTCTTTGCGACGATACACTGACGTGGGTCAGATGCTGTACCAGAACCCAATAGGCGCTCGGAGCGACGGAAGCGGAAATTCATGAACGTAGTCGCAGATCCTTCGGCAAGTGCCTTACGAGTAGCGAAGTCCGAATTGATTACCTCGTCGATTGCGAGAAGCTGACGCGCTTGGTCGGAAGTGATCCAACAATCAAGAACTTCATCTTCCGAAACAGACTCAAGGCGTTCCATCGTGAAACGTGCTGCCTTCAACTTGTCGAGCGTGATGCCCGAATCGGTACCAGTAGTGGTGTAATCGAAGGAGCAATCAATGTCTATGCCTTCGTAGTCACCAGCGGTAAGTGCGTACTTACCTGCGGTCGTGATAGGACGAGCGTTACCTGCCGAAAGAGCACCAACGGTGATCTTGTCAGTAGTAGAGCTTACAAACGAAACCGAAGCTTCACCCTTTTTACCTACGTGAGCCACATCGAAGATGCGGTTGATTACGATGTCATCCATCTTACGATGAGCCGCGCCACGCAATGCAGTAACGTAAGCATTCGAAGGATCTTCCGCTAAACGGAAAAGATCTTTCGGCTCCATGTACTTGCCTTGCTCGAAATCGCGAAGACCCAAACGGCGTCTATCGTGTGCGATTTCGGACTGAGGATTGTCATGGTACCGAGTGTTTACCTCTACGAGTTCGTCAGCCAAGCCGATCCGGTCGTAGTACTCGAATTCGCCAGCTTGTGACTGAATATCGAAGTAGTTTGCTAGTTTCGTGTCGAACTGCTGGAACTGCTGCATGAAACCAGATTTGTACATCTGAATGTACGAGGTTTCGATTGCATTAGAACCTGTTCCGCCGACGCTTGAAATGCCTGCCATAATAGTTTCCTTTTTTTTAAGTTAATGAAGAACTGTGTTTGTTTCAGTCAGCTACCCCTTAAAAAAGGACTTCCTTTGCAGAACGGTGCCAGCGGCCTATAGGCGTTATCAGGACTTCAGAAGCTACCCCGATAACGCCACCGAATGTAAAAACCTATTCGGGGTCAAGCATTTTTTATCCGTGAGGATACGCTTGCTTGTACAAGCTGGCTCGCTTGTCCCGAATCGTTGCCGAGGCATCGTGATCCAAGGAACCAGAAAGAAGATCCTTGTAACCGCTAGAGCCTTCCAACTCCTGGATCGCCCGCAATGCCTGGGCTGGCTCGTAGATGTCGTTTCCTCCGACGTTGCCGCCGCGGACTCGATCATCAGACAAACTCTTGCCGAAGTCGGCGAACATCTGAATGAACTCCGGCTCGTTGAGCAATGACTCCGGTACCTTCGCCTGAAGAGTCTCAGGAACCAGACGGTTGTACGCATCCTGGGCCAAGTCCATCGTTGGCTTGTAGTCATGCCCCAATTCATCGGCGAACTTAGCCATCGACTCGCGCATTGCCACGCTAGCAACCTCCGCATTAGATAACGAAACCGCGTTATCCGCCTGCAAGAATTCACTTAAAGCACCAGCCGCTTGCTCCTGGGTAAGACCTTGAGAATGGGACAAACTGCGGAAGGCTTCTATCATCGCCTCCGGTACGTCCGACTCCACAGGATTCCCCGCTTCGTCGTTCCCGAAGACAATCTTGTCACCGAAAGTGTAATCCGCCGAATCTTTGGGAACACCAAGATGCTCCTGCCGCCAAGTCGCCTGCTCTTCAGCAGTAGCTCCTGGCTTCAATGCTGGGATTCGATCAACCCCGACCATCTTCTGCGCATGGATAGCCTGCTTAGCTAACGCATTGAGCGCATCGTTCGTGTTCTCTGCCCTGATATTCTGGATAGTAGGCTCGTTTCGGAACTCCGATTCGAGGATGTCCTTCCAACCAGTCGTTGGCGCTAGGCTACCAGCAGCTCCGTCGCTGGAGGACGCTGCTGCGCTGCCCCCCAAACCCGAAGGTTCCTGACCTGATGTTTCTTCACTCATAGGATGTTTGTTTCGTGTGCTTATTTTCGTGACGCGCTATAGCCGCCTCCCGTATCTGGTCAGGGGTCATAGCAAGATTCGATATAATTGAATGCACGATCCGCTGGTACTCGTCCTTGCGGATTCGATCCTCCTCGTTCGGGGATTGCCTCCAAGCGGTGATCCCAGCAGCAGCCATGTAATGCCCCAACAACTCCAGACCTGCTGGGTTGTTGAAGACGGTTACGGTCAGTTCTTGGGCGGTGGGTGGGTGTATTTCTTCTTCCGACATAAGCTACGCGCCAAGACCCATACTCTGGGCTCCAGCTACATCCTTGAGCGCTCCGGCAATCTGACCCGTCTGGTCGACCTGGGCCTGAGAGTTCTCCGCCTCTTCGCGCTTCTTCTTCTCCGCAGCAAGAGCCGCAGGGGAAAGAAGTACCGAAGGAGTAACGTCGCGCAAGACTGCAAGAACCTGACCCAATGCTGGCATGTCCACGCCTTCGAGGATCCGAGGATCCAATGCTTGAAGAGGCGCCGTATCAGCTAGGTAACGAGTAATGTTGTCTGCCTTGGTCGCCATCTGTGCCTTGGCCGCGGGGGATGTGTAAATTATGTCAAGGGCTACGTCCGGCATGCCCTCCGGCTTCGGCGGAAGCTCGCCCGCCCGTGCCAAGTAAAAGTAGGTGTTCTTGATCGTCGGAGAAAAGTGATCGCTCTCCAAACGGCCTGTGATCGAAGAAAGCTGCTTCAGCATCTCAGTTCGGTCATCGTTGATTTCCATCACGCTCTGACGCTCCTTCTTCTTGTCCCGAAGCAACCAATCAACATGGAAGCTCTTCGCAATCTGGTCACGCTTCTGATTCATGATCTCCAACGTAATGCCGAAGTTCCCGCCACCCTGCAAAGGAACAGGGTCTGCCGTACCTGGAGTACGGAACATCAGAGAAGCTGGCTGGTAGCTGATCGGCAGCATGAACCCGTCATCATCCAAAACAAGCGGCGGGCGATTAGCCAACTGAGCTGCCTGGATCAGTTCCTTGTACATGATGTTCAGCAAACGAATATCAGGCAAGGCAGTCAAACCAGGGCCGCGACCATATACCTCGCCCGACATCGTTGTCCAACGCGGGACCTGGTAAGGAAAAACGTCATAACCACTATTGGACAACTCCAACTTCTGGTCGTCGATGAAGTGGACCGATTTGAACTTCTTGTCCAACTTCCCACCGAAATCACTATTCGGACGAACCGCATGAGTAACGATGTACTCATGGTCATCGGGAGCCGCGTCGACCTGGTCAGTCATGTCAGCATCAGGAAATTCCTGAAGCAATTGGCGCTTCGTCATCTCAAAGTCACGGAATACAGTGTCGACCATGCCATTGTACCCCTCGTCAATCGAAACTGTCGAAAGAGCGTAGCTGCGAAAACTCATGGTCTTAGACTTCTTGTCCCAATTGCCGTACTGGATCCCCGTGCCGAAGGCGCACAAATCTAAAAATACCTCTTTCAAGGTCTGCTGGAACCTAGTTACCGGATTCGCAAACTCCTGGTACATCCGGTCAGCTACAGCTTCCAACCATTCACGAGCTTCATAAGGAAGCTTGTCCATCGGTACACCACGCAATCCCAATGAGAACCAACGCGAAGTCGAGTCAGTCATGTGAGAATACAAGCCGGAAGCCAACTGCTCCAAGGCCCAAGGTGCTGTGGAGTCGTAGATCGACTCGGAAAGCTGGTTGCCCCGTTCGCCTCGGTGATTCGTGCGAGCCTGGAAACTAGGAACATTAGGACGTAAGTGCTTCCGTACCGATTCCCAATTGGTTTGCCAATTCGAGCGGCGAGTCTGAGCCCTCGAATAGGCTTCACTCATTTCATTGGAGACTTTTTTTGATCGGACTGTTGCCATTATACAGGGCGAGTAGCTTGAAAGGATTCACGGCGACTGGATCCTGCCGCTTTCGGAGCGCTGGATAATCCAGCAGTTGATGTGGCGCGACCCCTAGAGAAGCCCTGGCCTAAATTCGGATTGATCCCAGTATTCGCGTCGACCGTGCCAGCTACAAGAGCTCCGGCCGCTTTGTTCGCCCGCTCCGTCTCAGTGTCGGCTACCGTGCCGCGGTCGATAATTGATTGGGTGATCTGAGCGAATAACTCGCCCATCTGGGTTTGCTGGGTCTGGAGCGTCTGCTCGAATGCTTCGTTACGGAGCTGCTGGGCTTCCAATAACCCACCCAGTATACTGGTCTGGTCAACCCCCTGCTTGTGGACCTCACGGAGGACCTCGTTGGTCGACCCACCAAGATCATCAGCCTGAGCTGTGAAGCCACCCCTGTTCTGAGCGTAACCGCCATAGGTCTCCAAAGCAGGTGGTAGTATCGCAGAAGGGCTGGATTGAAGACCTGGGATAGGACGATTGTAAACCGTAGGGCGACCCGACGAGGTTTCACTACCCGAGAGTATCCTAGTTTGGTTCGTTATTTTATCCCTCAAAAGTTCAGGCATCGAATGAACAAGACTTAGTCAAGACGATTTATCAAGAGAAAATGTCGTACTCCGTCTGAGCGTACATTTCAGCCTTCGTCTTAGGCTTGTTGTTGCGTCGCTGCCCCCAAACCAATGTGCGGAACGCATCAGCCGGATGACTCGCCCAATCATGCTCCGGTCGACTCGCATATGTGTTCTTAGACTCATCCCACTTCTTCGTGTAACTCTTCAACGCGTTTACACCAGCCTTGCAAGGTACGTAATTAAACCAGCACTTCGGCAAGAAGTTACGCACAGCCTCGATACCATCCTCCAATAAATGCCGCTGCACAGGACGGAAACGGATACCCATCTCCCTCGCAGTCTCAAGTCGACTCTTTCCCGTGGATAACTCACGTACTGCAATGTCGTGGGGGGCGAGGTGCTCCTTGAACGTAACGTTATGCTCGTTCGACCATTTATGCAGCCAGCGGATGTAATGAGATAAGCCTTCATCAGAGTTCTCGTAGTAATCAACAATCCGTACCTCACCACTCCTGGTCTCCTGGCTCAGCCAAATACACATCTTGTCGTGGATCCCCAGGTCCCAGGCAGTCGTTACCGGAAGGGCCGTCTCAATAGGTATGTCAATGAGCCGTTTATGCTTGTGTAAATACTTGAATTGGCTTTGATAGTAGGCCCCCTGCAAAGGAACAGTGAAACTCGTAAATGCCTCCTGACGAAACAAGGAATCGTCCTTCAATTCCGCCTTCAGCTTGAGCAAAGCCTCCTTCGACATCACCTTGCAGTCAGCCGCGGTCAAATGACTGTGAAACCACCCTTTCGTGGTCTTCGCCTCGTTCAATTTGTCCAATCCGTGGTTTGCCCCACGAGGCGTATAGCCCCAAACCGCCCAGCCGCCATTCTCAGCCAAAATCGGACTCGTCAGCTTCCAAACTAACGGGTTCATTAACGGCCACTCACTAAAAAATATCCCAATCGGGTTCGATCCAACGAACCTGTCCGGCTCGTCCGCTCCCATAATCTGAATAACCGACCCGTTCTTCAACTCTAGCCGCATCTCAGCGTTCTGCCTACGCAATACCAACTCGTTGGGGAACGCATCCAAGAACTTCGCCCCCTCCTTTGTCATACCTGTCCAGGCAATACGCCGCCCCTGGTTCAAATACGGGTAAACCATCCAGTAAGTCCCCACTCGCATCTGACTAGCAGTCGCCATCCAGTTGATCGCAGTCAAATCCTTACCATGCCGCCGAGGCCAGACCAAACAGGCCCTGTCCCCACCTCGCTCCATGTACTTCCAAAACGCTAGCTGGTACCATCTCGGCTTCCAACCGTTCGCGGGCAATTCAATCTGACTCATATCAGGGAATAAGATTAAAAACTACTTCTTGCCCTGGCGACGCTTGATGCCCGAAAGCTTCTTCTTACGAGAGGATACTGTGGCCCGCGCACCATTGGCTTCACGGTCCCGAGAAGGTCCACCGCTAGAAGCAGCCTTGTAATTCCTTTTTGCCGTAGCCAAATTTTTCTCAGCTTTGGTTACTGCCGCTTTGCGGGCCTTTTTAGTATCGGTCTTCTTGAGACCGCGAATATTAGTTAATCCAGGCATATCGAATCTCTCTACACCACCTCCGCTGTTACATCAACCACTAATCCCTCGTTATCGTCGTCAATTAAAAAATCCTCGTACTCGCTCGACGCTACCTCCCCATCCAAATCACGCAAATCAGCCTGACTTGCCCCCTTGAAACTCTGTACGTTCACACTCACCGTCATCTTAGTCTCCTGCTGAATATCAACCGCCTTCAACTGAGGCGTAATGTACGGTACCATGAACTTCAATAATGCCAACCTGTCCTTAGTGTCCAACTTCCCCTTCCGTGTCTTCTTCAACATCAAAAACAACTCCTCCAAAGGATCAACCCCGTGCTTGGTAATCTGCTCACGCATCCTCCCCTGCATCTTCCTCACATCTAAACTCTCTCCCTCCTTGCGGGACAGTGCCAACTCACGGCGTTTCAACTCAGCGGTCTTCTTCTGCTGAGTCTTCGTATAAGGACTCTGACCCATCGGGTTCTTCTTACCCGCTTCAGCAGCAGTAGCCATCTTCTTCTGTATCGTCCACTTGATCTTCTGTTTCCGCGTCAAACCATCATAGTGTTTCTTCTCATCGGGGGTCATCTTAACTGGCATGCCCAAAACATCGGTTATCCAACACCAGTCAGTCAAGTTTATACCAAATTCCAACATTTACGGTTTCAGGAGTTTCATAGTGAATTTCTCGCTGATACTAGATAGGTTATAAGGTAATCAACGAGTTAAGTCTGGTTTCATGAGTTTCAGGTTT